ATTAAATTCACTACTACAACAGGTCCATCTCGGCCTTCGCCTAAGCAAATGAGATGGACCATCGCTGCAGTTGGCAGTGAACAGGTTAGACCTGTAAAGAACCTCCAACAAACCGTAAACGTCTCCCGCACAAGTCGACGCGACCTATCTTTATGTTTTGATAAGATAGCATCGTTCCTATGCGGTCAGCAGAGTGTGTTTGGTAGATGCACTTCGGCAATTCCAGAGACGAACTCCCAAGAGGGGTCCGCTCCGCAACTTACCTCTTCGACCTCATTAGATGAGTCGGACAGGAAAAGAGCCTTGAGCACCATAATTAGTGGCCTGTGTACAATAACAGGCTGCTCGTCAGAGAAGATAAATGTAGACTTCTTTGAACGTCCCTTCTTGCATCCAGCAGATCTACAGACCTCCTCCGAACTTAAACAGTTCAAGGAAGAAAATGACCCATCGGCACAATACAAGAGATGTATTGACAGAGCAATTGATAATACGCGTGGTACTACCTTCGGAATCATGGATTCCGCGTATTCCATCTACGGTGATGTTTTAGACGTCAAGTTTTTTAGACGTTTCATCGTAGAATGGCTGTTAATCTTTCTCCAAGGTCGGTTTGGGAAGCTTTGGAAGCTCCAGACCACTTTGCTCTTTTGCGAGGCAACGAAGCAGAAGAAAGAAGAAAGACCGGAATATACCGATCAAGATATTTACCCCTTCGTCCCCGGATACTTAGGTGGTGGCTCAATGTGGGCTTATCTCAGGTCACGAATGACCAAGAGAAAGTACTCGCACCAAGTCCTCCCTTTTTTCTATAGCTTAATGCAAACAAAGCGTAACGCCGTTTCACTTTCGTGGAAAGACGAACTCGCATCATTGGTTAAGCACAGAAAGAATATGGTAGGAGCTGCCTATAAAGGTACCGAGAAGATCACCCGAATTGATGTGGGTGAGGTAAAGAATATATATTTCCCTGAACTCCCTCCAGAGTACCGGATCACCGGTACTGAGGGCGAGACGACCACATTGACGAAAGCCAAAATTGATCAAATTGTCCAAAGGAATTTGAGAAATGTACGGAAAACTCAATGGCGCCCACCGTCTATAAATTCGACGTTCACTCACTCACGTGGTAAATGTGGAGCACAAGGTTGGTTCTCCGACTTCTTACTCTCCCATAGAAAAGTTTTCTGTGGATATTTAGAAGAAGGTTGGAAACCCGTTCCGATATACGCCCCCTGTTCATTAGTTAATGATATACAGGACTTTTATGAGTACCTACACAACCAAGATGTTAAACATGGCCTCGACTTTCTAATACCGACAGATGCACAAGTGCACACGGTCTTAGAACCTCTAAAGGCCCGGATTATCACATCAGGTGACGCACCTACATACCATTGGGCTAGGATGCTGCAGAAGCAGATCCATGGCTCAATGCGTAAGGATAGGTATATGTCACTGATGGGAATCCGCCATTCTCAGGAGTATTTTACAGAGAGTTTCTCTGGAAAGAAGATCCCGAAAGGATGGTTCTGGGTTGCAGGTGATTATGAT